GTACCGTCTTCGGTTTTACCCGTGTCTTGTCCTGCTGCTTCAAGTACTTGTTCTTCCTTTTCTGCGGCAGTTGGTGTTTCGTCAACTACGACGTCTTTGTTTTCTTCCATGATAAAATATTATAAAAATGTGTTTGCAGTTTTTATTTAGGCTCAAACTGCTCTAAGCCAAATCCTCCCAAGTTGTCAAATCCTGCTGATTCAAACTTTTTCGGTGGTTTATTGTTTTTTCTTTGATCAATTAATTCTGATTGCTGAGAAGCTTGTATTTTAGTCCTATCATCTTTCCTGTCTTCTTTATACTTCTCTTTATCTTTAATTACATTTAAATCAGCGTCTTTAAGTTGCATGTTCATTTGGAATTCCTTTTCCATTAGCATCATTTTAATTTCCGCCTCTTTTTCTAATTTCTGTGTATCTAATTGTGCTTGCATTTGTGCTAATTGCCCTTTGCTCTGAGTTAACACTTGCTGCTTTTGAATATCTGCTTGTGCTGCCGCTTGAGCTGCTTGAGCATTAGACTGCGTTTGCATTTGAATATTTTCTTGCTGAAGTTTTCTATCTTTATCAAACTTTTGTTTTCTTCTTAACTTTAATAATTGGTTAGCAAGTTTTAAATTTCTTATTTCTCTAATATCAATAGCATCTTCTAAATTAATTTGTTCTTTTTGAAGAGACATTTGTATATTATTTTCAAGCAATTGCTTTTCTTCTTCATCGGGTGTTAATTCTAGGAAAATACCAAAATCGTGAAGTTGTAGTTTTTTAACTTCTTCTAAAGCCCCTACGTTCGATTTACCTATAGCTTGTATAAAAGATTTTCGTGTTGGACTGAATTCTAACACGTCTGATATTCTAAGTGATATTGCTTCAGCTGTTTTTAACGTAAGATATAATCCACTTTGTAATATATGTCTTGTTGCTGTATTTGAATTTGCTGCTGCAATTTTTTGCAAACCAACTAAAGCATTTTTATCTGGTGTTGACCCATCTCTTGCTTCATTTAATCCGGTCACATCTCTTATCATTTGTAAATAATAATTATACGAACTTATTAAACTTGATATTTTTGCATTAGCTCCGGACGATTGCAATTCTTGTACCGGAACTTTACCATTGTTAAATTCACCATCTTGTGTCATTGATCTACCAATAACAGAACCTGTTTGAAAATACATATTCAATGCTTCTTGCGCATTGTAATTGGTACCATTACCTAAATCTATTTCAGCAATACCATCCGCGTCTAAGTAAACACCATCAGGCACCATTCTTGATAACACTTGCTGTAGTTTTAAGTGCGTTAATTGAATCATATCAGCAAACGTTGTCATTCTACTTACAAGAGACTCAACCCTTCCTTTATACATTCTTGGGGCAACAATATTGTAACTGAATTGAGCTCTAACCGTATCCGACTTTGGTCTCGTCATGTTTTCCGCTAACTGCCATCTTAATAATTTATTAGTGCCTATTATTTTAGCGCCTTCATAAATTACTTCTATTGTTCTTGATTCCTTAGTAAACCTAGACCTAGAGTCCTTAGGGGGGTTAAAGTCATCATCTTTTTTAATAGCTTTATCAGCGCCTGAAGAAGTTTCTTTTATTTTATGCACTTGGTCTTTGTATGTCTTATATTCAAAATACAGTACATAAGCATGAGAATTATCTTCATTATCTTTACCCGCATATGATTTGTTATACAATTTAGCATTTGTTCCCTGGCCCTCAACATCTCTTCTTATATCTTCATCTGTTAATTCAGGGTATTGCTTTTTTAAATCAACTACAGATACTTTTCTTATTTCCCCTACATAATATATATCATCAAAATGTGGTGAGTCAGTATATGAATAAACTAAATCCGCGGGGTCTACGTATTTTATATTTATTCCCTCTGATGTTGTGTACTCGTTTTTAACTGCACCCATACCAATAACAGCTATATCGTAATCTAATCTTTTCTTTGTTAGTTCATATTTATTATGATCAAACACATTGTTGATAGCTTCTTCTTCTGCTATTTCAACAGAATCTTTATAATCCAGCTGCATATGGAGTTCTAGCTCCTCTTCACTTTCAGGTAATGTATCTGGGTCATTTTCATATATATTTATTCCTAGCTCGTTATAAACTGAATCTGAAAAATTAACAGTTCTCATGTCTTTTAATAAAGACTCTACATAGTCTGTTCTTTTTTTAACTGAAGCTGGATCTTGTGAATACGCTTTTACATCATATGTTCTTTCCGCAATACCATTCACTACAATATCTACAAACTTAGGTATAATAGGAACAGGCTTCCAATCTATGTTTAAATATGATAAATCACCATTAATAGATAATTCGTCTTTATATTTCTGTATTGACTGTTCACCTCTAGCGTATAATCTTAAACGGTGAAAATTGTCTCTATTAGCGTAATACCTAGCTGTACCAGAATCTCTTTTAAACCATTCTGATTCAACTGCTCTTGCAATCTCTAAACCATATTTTTCACTTGCTTTCTCAGCATTTGAAACTGCTTGGCTTGGGAATACACCTCTTGGTAATATATTCATCTATTTTATTATTTTTGAAATACTTCCTTTGTTATTATATTTTTTAAATCCAAAATCTAAAACCTTTGTTTGTTTTAATTGCTTTGGTTGATACAAATGCCTATTGCAAGCCATCACGGCAAGACCGGAACTTATTGCGGCATCATGTTTTGTTCTATTATTTATGTTAAATTTAGACCAATCGTTTAACGTTGCATTGAAATATATATTACCATAATCTCCATTTTCCTGTAATCCTACATATTTATCTATATATGATTCAATTGCTGCAGCGTGAATTTGTTTCATATCTTCAGATGAGTTAGGCATACCGCCTATTTCTTTCTCAGCTACTGATAATTTGTTTACTGTTTTATCTGGACGATTCATAGAGTATCCTCTATATCCTCTTCTTTTTAAATAATACAATAATCTTGGTTTGTTATTTTCTGCAAGTATTGGCATACCGTAAAATACTAATGCCATTAATACATCTTCAAAAAATATCTCAGCGGTTTGAGGTCTAGCTATATATTCTAAAAAAAATGAATTAGCAGGTGCATCTTCCATACTGAATACTGTTAACCCGTGTAATGCTCCTTTAGATCCTCTTCCATCTGTTGTTCCTGATATATCATAAGAGTCACAACCAAATGCTCCCATATGTTCATTACCTGGGTGTTTACGCCCATTCTTTACTATCACACGATTTTGTAAATTTAAACTAGGAACCCAAGATATATTAAATCTACCCTTTGGGTCTGGTGCAAATATTACTCTTGAATCTTTAATACCATTTTCCCATTGAAAGTTACCTTTTAACACCGCACCGGATGTTAATGTACCATCGTTGTAATCTATTTGTTCGTATATCTTTTGTAAATTAAATATACTATTCTTTGTTTCATCTCTGAACGCGTGTTCTTCTGTTCTTGGGAATTGTCTATAAAATTCATTCAATCCATCTGAATCATTTCTTAAACCATCTGCTTCATTTTCCCAATGCTCAACTATCCCAATATCGATCTTATCACCCTGGGGTCCTTCGACAGGAGTTCCGGGTGTATCGAATACAGGTAATCCAAAAGAATCAATGAATCCCTCGTAGTTCCATTCCATAGGTATGAACAAACTATATAGTCCACTGCTAGTCTGCCCATTGCGGTTTCTTTTTTTAACATCTGAGTCATCATATAATTTTTTAAAGTTATCTCCTCCTTTACTTAGTGCATTAGATGTTGAACCCATCATACACTTTCCTATAATCCTACTTCCTAATCTCAGTGTTGTCTTTGTAACACGCCAATTGTTTAATATATTATCTGGTCTTTCCCATTTACCAGATTCATCGTGAACAAGCAATCTTAACTTTTCACCGTCATAAGAGTTATCCCCTGTGTTTTTCCAGTCTATTGTTGTATCGAGCCCGTCGAGGTCTTTCCCCTTGGCGGAGCTGGTTGTACTGGTGATGGACTTTCTTGTGAGTTTGGATGCTGGGACACGGTAGGCCAATTCTGTCTTGGGGCGGTCCATTCCGTCTTGTATTGGTTTGAAGAAGAATG